GTGAGCAAGCTCGTCTCGTGTTGCCGTTGTCAACATTCTCAGAGTGTTATTGGACATGTTCCCTCCAGGCACTCATTCACTTTTTGAGGTTGAGACTTGCCAAGGATGCACAGGCTGAAATCACTTATTATGCTGAGGCCATCAAGTCAATCCTTGAGAGAGATGATGACATGAGATTTGTCCTTGAGGTTTGCTTATGAAGTGGCCTGATCATTGGATGAAGCATGCTGTACTCATTGCCTCAATGTCACCTTGTCCACGTGGTCAAGTGGGAGCGTTCATCATTGATGAGAATAACAATCCAATCTCAGCCGGCTTCAATGGTCCTCCTCGAAAGTCAGAATCAAATCTTTGTGGAAGTGGAAATCGTTGCTTAAGGAATTGTCAATCAATCGAGTCAGGTACCAGAACGGAAGTTGGATGTCATCATGCTGAGCAGAATGCAATCTCGAATGCAGCTCGAAAAGGTGTGAGACTTGAAGGTGCTTGGATGGTTGTCTCAGTGCCTCCTTGCTTGGCCTGTGCCAAGTTGATTCATCATGCTGGCATCAAAAAGGTTCATGTTTTAGATTGCGTATATTCTCAAGATGGTATAAATTATCTTTCATTCAATGGGGTGGATGTGTTTTTTTTAAACTAAAATAGATGATGATGAGTGCAGTTTTTCATCTTGCACATCACCCCCTTGAATCATTGTCCCCATACAGATTGTTTGTTCAATGGCTTGCGACGATCTTGACCTGTCATATGAATTGGGTATTGAAACATGTCTTGCATTCTTGAGAGAATTGCATAGTTGTCCTCAAAGAGATCATTCTTGATTGCAGTTGGGAAGAGGTTTGTTGTCATGACAACTCCCATCTTTCCACCTTTCCATCTCTCATATATTGATCCAAGGAATTCAATCGTTGTATTCTTGAACCAATCAGAATACTTTTTTGTTCCTCCACCAAGGCCACCAAACTCATCGAGGAGCAAGAGATCAACATCATACAAGAAGTTATCAAGATGAGTTGTTCCATTCTTTTTTGACCATGAACTTTTCTGAGCTTCAAAGGTTCGATAATGATGAGCATACTTGACTCTGAATCCATCAGCTGTTTTGTGCTTTGCTAAGATGTAAAGGAGAGTTGATTTGCCATTGCCTGGTCGACCATAAAACATATATGATGGTGCTGCTGATTGTCCGTCCCAATTCATGAGACTATAGAATGCTTGCTCTTGATTGTGATTGTCAAAAGAATACTCTGAGATACAAGCATTGATTGAATCATTAGGGAGACCAGCTCTGAGCAAACGATTGAGAGACTTTCTCAACTTTCCACAATTGCGACATGGGATGGCCATTGGATGAATCCCATCTCTCACATATTCATATCCCTCAGTGCAAGCATGACAAGCTGGATCAGCGACACCGATCAAGCGATTACGACCTGGAAAGATCAAGCCATTGAGATGATAATAATCAGCATCAAAGTTTGACCAATCTGTTTGAACAGGAGGATCAGGACGAACACGTTCCTCATCTTCCAATAATACATTGAATGAATTCAACATTGCTTTGAGCCTTGGCTCTTCTCCAATCTTTTTCATAATTAACCCCATGTCTTTTTGATTTCTTTTCGTGATCCATAAATTTGATAATCTTCGAGCTTCTCTCCTTTGTCAAACTTCTCACGAGCAACTCTCAATCCATAATGATCAAGATCTTTCTTTGATTCATCTGACTTCAACCATCGTCTCTCAATCTCTCTGACTCTATGTTGAGCATTGAGAACATGGAGAGGAACTTTACCTCGATGATCACACATATGTCCCAGACTATTAAAATCTTGTGATGATGTGAATGCAAGTGCTTCCTTTTTGCTCACCATCTCAAGATCATCCTTATTGATATTTATTGTATTATTATTGTTCTTATTGATATGGGGGACATTTTGTCCATGGTCAATGGTCATTTTGTCCATACCCTCATGGTCATTTTGTCCATCCTCAATGGTCATTTTGTCCATGGTCATTTTGTCCATAGTCATTTTGTCCATGGACTTTTTGTCCATACCTTTATTTGTCAATGTCTTGAGATTGACTTCGATGATCGTTTCAGTTGATTTCACTTTGATCTTGATCCATCCAAGTGATTTCAATCGTTGAGTGATTCTTGTAAGAGTCTTACGATTCACATCATACTTCTTACTTATATATGAGAGTCTGACAGACCCTGTCCAAGTAGACCAATCAACATTCTTGAGAATGCAGATCATCACAAACTTGTCAGCTGGCTTGACTCCTCTTGCTTGCATGACAAGTGATTGTACTTCGAACTCGTTCATTGTTTCCTCCATGATTGTTGGTTTGACTCTCTTTATATATATGTATTATTTACTCACGTCAAAACTTTTTTTAATTTTATTTAAATTTTATTTGACTTAATATTTAATTTGTTTTATCTAACTTATATCAACATGAAACATGGAGGAAGACATGAACAGACTCAAGAACAAAATCAAAGCATCTTTGGCCAAAGAGGGATTTACCTTGGCTGATTTAGCATCGAGAATGGAAGTATCACCAGCAAGCTTGTCAACATACATCAAAGGCAACATGAAGATGCATACAGCATTTAAGATTACTGATGCTTTGGCAGACATGACAGGATGTCACTTGACTCTCAACGACTTCAGAAAGGACGAGCAATGAGATTCTCATTCATTGATACATTCGAGAACCCAACAACAGGAGAGATCTTCAAGATCAGTCAGATCTTGGAATGTGATGAGAATCACGATGGTGATCCAAGTCGTGAGACAACAACGTTCTCATATGTTCTCTCAGGCAATCACGCCACAGAGATCGAAGTGTTTCACTTTGAACTCGTTCAACTCATTAACAATCAAGATCTATTGGAGCTTTAATATGTTGTACTTTATCGCCTTACTTTTAATCATCGTCATCGTCATGTTGTGGAAAGAGGATGCACCCATTGAGATCAGCAAGTATTCGAAGGTCATCAATCATGACATTGCTCGATCTATATTTGAGGCCATGTCTCGCATTGAGATGAGAGAAGATGAAGACATTCAAGTATTGATCAATCAAGGCAAGATCACAAAAGCAATGATTGAGAAAGCAGCCGATCAAATCCTCTTTGAGGGAGGCGAGTTTCCAGCTGAGGAACTGTCTCTCGATGGTCGTGACTTTGCAAAGCTTGTCACCTTGTATGATCAATACATTCGATCAGCAAGCAATCAAGAAGTTACTTACTTACTCAAGAATTTATTTTAAAACAATCATAATCATGGAGAAACTTATGTTAAATCAAGACACAATCAACCTCATTCAAAATCTTTCAAAAGGTCCCAAAGACTTTGATGACAATATGAAAGCAGTCCTCACCTTTGGCCACCTCTTTGAGAATAATGTTGCTGTCACTTTGGCTAATACTTATGTCATCTCAGGCAAGCCCGCTCTTAATGCTGATGCAATGGCCGGTGTCGTTCGTCGATACAAGGATCATGATGGTGTGAAGATCTGTGCTTACATTCGAGTTGTTGAACTTAATGATGACTTATGTACAATCGAGACCAGAAGACGAGATGAATTAGAGTTTGACTTTGTTCACACATGGACATTTACAAAAGAGGATGCTCAATCTCGTGGACTATTGAATCAACGTGCATGGAAGACAATGAGAAAGTCAATGCTTCACAAACGTTGCCTTACTGCCTTATTACGTGCCATCTATCCCGAGATCATTGGTCAAGCTTACTCACCGGATGAACTTGCTGAGAACATGATCAAGGATGAGAAGCTGAGAGATGAGATCATGTTTGCAAGTGCAGAGGGAACACGACCACCACAAGAAGCAAACGTATAAATAAAAAAGCCCCCTCGAGGAGTGCGAGGAGGCGACTGTCAGACCACGAGTTATTTAACAATCATAATCAATGTTCATGGGGAAACATATGACTCCCCTTATAATAAGCCCCCCCCCTTGAATGTCAATTAAAATCTCACTTCACATTGACCAGCAGAACAAGCCGGATCAAGAACAGGATTCTCACCCTCTCCCGCAACAAAGAGATTGACATCATTCCAGTCAATGGATGCAAGATCATTCCAAAGCTTCTCAGAGTCATCACCTTGAACCACTGTTTGATATGGAGCCATATCATACTTGTGATCAGCAACATACCCAAGGAGAGCAACTCCTCTCAATGCTTCTCTATTGGTCCATATAAATGAAGCGACATCATCCCACTCATCTTCTTTGACTGTACAAGTATTACTTACATTGTGAGTCAATCCCTCAACTCTTGTCTGAGCTGAACCAGGTGCAATCCAATTCTCATATACAAGCTTAACTCTTTCAAGATGATCAAGTGCTTTTGATGTTTCACGTGAAACACTTCCAACAGGAGCCGAGCAAGCGAATGAGATAATCCCTGTATTGTCATCATAGTCATGACATGCTTGAGGCACCTTGATCAAAAGCTCTTCCCATATTGGATTGACCTTTGAGATCCTCATTCGTCGAATATACTTCTTGGCATGATGGGGATGGATGCCTGATGAGATGCCTCCAGCAACTGTTGACGTGTTCCCACTTGGTTTGATGCAAGTCGTTCTTGATGCTGAGTTGATTCTGATCAGATCTGCAACTCGACGATTCTCTTGATTGACAATCTCTGCACCTTGTCTCAATA